AATACGCCACCTTCGATACGTCTGGAGGTATCAATGTATATGAGCTTCCACAAGAGATTGCGGACAATTTAAATGACTGCTGGTACAGACGAGACTTCTTCAAGTTTGGTGCAAATCCTGGCTCGCTTGAGTTTGATTTTGCTATCATGTTCTTTACGAATACTGGTTTATTTAATAATTATAATGTTAGCCAGTACCTTCTTATGCAACAATACCTGAAGCAGGTTAAGAATGTATTAGGTCAGATGTCCACATGGCAGCTTGTGAATAATAAGTATCTTCACATTTGGCCTGTGCCTGAGACAAACGATGAGGCTGTCCTCTTAGAGTTCAGAGCCTTTGACCCTAACACAATTCACCACGCTTACAAGAGTTGGGTGCAAAGATACACGCTTGCACTGTGTAAGGAAGTCTTAGCTGGTATCAGAGGTAAGTATGTTAACCTTCCTGGTCCTGGTGGGGGCACCAGATTAAATGGCACTGAGCTTATGCAACAGGCAACCAATGACAAGAAGGAGTTGATTGAAGAGTTAACCACTGAGATTGAAGCTCCTCCGTTATTTGATATATTCTAATGAGATACAAGGTAACTACACCTCCTACTAACTTCCCAGAAGAAAGGGATACTCGTCTTTCGTTATTCAAGAAGAAGAACGATAAGAACTTGTTCAACCTCATAGACGCAGAGAACATTAAGTTATCTGGTTCTAGGGTGCAGGTGTTTAAGTATATCCCTTCTGATGATGTTGACGAAGTATACCAAGAGTCTCGTCAGAAGACAATCACTCACGAGCCAATTACCTTATGGGCTCACTATGACCCTAGACCTGTCGAAGAAAACTTGACGCAGTTTGGTGTTGAGATGCAGATGGATCAGGTCTTTGTATTTAACAAGTCTTATGCTGAGAAGATGCTGGGTGCTCCTGTCGCTCCTGGCGATATCATCAAGCCTGAGTTCCAAGACATTAAGTTTGAAGTGTTCGAAGTTCAAGAGGACAGCTTTGAAGCTTATGGTGTCTACCACTTATTAGCTCATGCAAGATTCCTCAGAGACACTCAGGACATACATAACGAAGACTTCTTTGATAAGACAGATAAGCTTGGAGGCTACAGCAGGTGAACGTTGATAGTGTGAAGCAACGCATTGTTGAAATGACGGAGACAAGACTTCTCCCAAGGATAGACAATGTCTACAAAGAAAGCCTCAGGCAGATGATTGCTACATTTGGTAATCTGTATTACATCGACGGTAACGGCAATAGAATTAGAGTGGATTGCACTCATGGTAATTCTGAGCGCATAGTTGCTTCCTTGAAATCTGAAAACAATTTAGTCCTGCCGTTTATTACTGTGGCTGAGACTGACGCTGCTAGAGATAAGGATAGAGAAAGATATAGCCCTCTTCTTATGCATGGAGTGTATTGGGATAATGAGAGACGAAGAGCTTTACGCATTCTTAGTTTAGCTCCTAGAGCTATTAACATTACTTATGAGATAAACATCTGGTGCAAATACAAGGCAGACCTGGACATGCTTCGCTCTGGGGTGTTCTCGCTGTTTAACCCAGAGCTTTTAGTTCCAACTAACTACAGTAAGGATAATCGTGCCTTCATTGAAAGAGAGCGTTCGGTGGGTGCTGTGATTGCTACGGATACTAAGGATCGTATTCTTCAAAAAACCATAGAGGTAACTCTAGAAACCTACATACCTAGCCCTAAGTTCATGTTCACCAACACTGGTGAGATCGAGGAGTTCAACATCTAATGACTGTCACATTTATTTTAAATGTTGAAGACACTCGTAGGAAGGCCAAGAACTTTTCGGTGAACTTGACCAGAGGCGTCAATGTTATAAATGAGGTAGAGGCTGAGAACGAAAGAAGGCGTGACGACATTGTTGAGGAAACTCCTCAAAAGGAAGCTAGGATTTCCTTGAGTCCTCCTATCTTTAGCCTTGTGGTCAGAGACTTTGAGCTTGGGTTTGGTGGGTACATCGTAAGTCCTGATGTTGATCTTGTCACTCAAATAGGTACAGGACAAGGAGATCCTGACGACTTTGATTACATCACTATTGATATTAGTGATAACGAAAACCCAAGAGTAGACCTTAACAGCACTAATACTCTTAACATCAGATTAGGTACAGAGACTTTTGCTTCTGCTGTATTCACAGTTGGTGAGCTAATCTTTGACGCACCAATTGAAGTTGATACCCATCAGATGTTCCTGTCCCTCCCAGAGATTGCATGGGAAGTTGGAGCTAATGAAGGTGAGCTTAATCTGCACAAGATCACACTTACTACGGATGTCGCTGTTGAATACAGCAACAACCCATATTTTGAAACATTACCTGTCACGCTTACAACTAGCACTCTAGGTGTTGAGTTTGGAGGTAACATTGAATCCCTTGGCTTAAGTCTTGGGCCAGTAGACTCTGGGTTTGATAGTGAAATAAACTTGAGACTTCCAAATAACATGGTAACAAGCCCAGACTTTGATGCGTAATTTTATACATGTTTGATTAGGTTATTTGCATAAATAACATAGGAGATAATATTATGGTATGGACTAACTTAGGCAAGCAAAAGATGTTTGAAGAGTTTTTTGCTTCTGGTGCTATTGGCGACACTTTCAGATTGTGCTTAGCCACATCGTCGGGGGACTGGAACGTTTCGACAGCTTCAACACAACAGGTTTCGGCTGTCTCTTCCCTTCCGGGCACAGACGCTGCTGGTAATGCGATTGGCGGCACTTCTGGTCTCGTGATTGTTAGAGACGGTATTGGTGATCAAGCTAACTTCGATGTTTCTAGTGCTTCTAACTTAGGTTTAGCTAGTGCTGTTAGAGCAGTTCTTCAGACAGGTGGTGATGTTTTCCAGTACTCCGGTGCGTTTGATGATGCTAGGTATGTTGTTCTGGTTGACGCTGGTGCCGAAGGCTCTGCATTTGATTTCAGTGCTAGTAATGATAACATCTATGCTTGGTGGGATATTGGTTCAGAGCAAAACGTATCACAAGGAAACACTCTTACCATTACTAACCTATCTTTACAGGGACAGTAACTTAACTATTTTTATCAGTCCTTACAAGTAAATATATTGGGAGTCTTTAAATGAAAACAATAAAAAACACAAGCTTTCAAGGTATCTCGCTTGTCCTCACTAAGCCGGGTGGCACTGAGACCAAGTACCTGATGCCTAAGCAAACGATTGAAGTCCCTAGCTCCTGGGGTGGTAAAATAATGGAGACTCTCGTCTCTAGAAAGATGTTAAAGGTAAGGGAGATTCCTGATGCTCCTAAGCCTGTCAAGACTCCTAAGAAGAGAACTCAACCAAAATTAAATACAGGTGAATAATCCATGGCACTCCCTACAAGTCCTTCTGTTGTTGTTATAGAAAATGACGTTTCTGTCTTTGCCCCTAACGTTGACTCCAGCGTTGTGGGTGTTGTTGGGTTTGCCAACAAAGGCCCGACGAATAAGCCGACTCTCATCACGAGCCCTGAGAACCTTATCAGAATCTTCGGTGAGCCTCAGTCGGAAATTCCTGGCCAAGGTTTAGAGGGTGCTATTGAGATCCTCGAAGCCACAAACCAGATGTACTTCGTGAGAGCGGCTAATACTAATGCGGCTCCTGCTTCGGCTTCGGTTGCTGTTGGTGCTAGCCCTGCTTTTGGTGTGAGTGGAGCTACATTAGCTGACGCTGGTCGAGACATTTACTACTCGGTCACTGACAACACTGGTGCTTTTAAGGCTAGCTCGATAGTGTCCCTCCCAGCTAGCTCGACTGAACTTGATACAATTGAAAAGATCTTTGCTGCTGCTTTTAGCCGTGATGCTACAGGCGGTCAGAATGTTATCTCTTACATTGAAGGTAATGCTATTTACTTAGCCTCTAGATACGCAGGCTCTGGTGCTGAACTTACATTGAGTGCGGGAGCTTTTACTTTTGCTCCCGTTGCACTTGATGGAAATCCATCGGGTACTGCTGGTGCTAACGTAACTACTAATGGGTTTAGCGTTACGGGTGATCTGGATGTAGTTGCTTACTCAATCTACGATGGTTCAGGCTACAACCTCACTACTCGAAACGATAGTACAGTTAAAGGTCTTTCTGTTGAAATTGATAACCTTTCCATCTTGGATAAGTTAGTTGTTAACTCGGATGGCTCTCAAAGAGAAGCTATTAATGTTAATCTTCAACCTTCTAGCTTGGAATACTTAGAGAGCTTACTCTTTGAGGATTCGGCTAACAACTGGTTGAACAACAATTCTGATTACGTCTATGTCCAAGTTGAGGACGGTGCAGGTGGCGACTTTGCGGGTCTCCCAAATGTCTGGGGTCAGAAGTTAACGTCGTCGGCGGCTTGTGTTGGTCAGCCGGGTAACGCAGGTGGAGACGGTTATCTTAGATTTGTGAAATTCATTGAGGGCACCTACAGCTTCGATGGAGGCAACAGTGGTTGGGGCACTGATGAAGATCCAGATACTGGTGTCGATATCACTGCTCTCGTTGGTAAGTCTGCTGAGAAGACAGGTATCCACGCTTTAGAT